CTCCTTTTTCAACCGTACACCCATTCGGTCATAAAAATCCCTTCTGGTTTCATAGTGGGACAAAAATCTGCCTAATGGGGTGTCCGCAGCAGCGAACGTATGATCGTCGGCGTAGACAGCAGCATCAAAAGTTTGACGGGCCTCGCGCATATTCTGAATAGGTTTATCGACTAAGAATCTATATTTTACGGCCACCTGTGTGGCCAACTTGTCGTTGTCGGCTGATTGATGGTCAGTTTTGATAAACATTTCAGGATGCCTGGAGTACCAATGGATCATAGCAAGTATGATCATTAAATGTGCTAACGTGTTGTCCACGGTGGTATTTGCATCACCCGACTTCATATAATTAGGGACGAAGACTATTTGACCCCAAGGTAAAATGCAATAAGAACCTAAAGAGGTTGAATATATGTATTCTAGACGCTTGGCGTATTCTTCTTTATTTGGTCCATTATAGACCGCGAGCCTAATGGCTCTACATCGTTGTCGTAAGTGGGACTCATAAAATTTATCCCATTTCTTGCAGTCGCCCATACCGAAATACTTCTTTCCAGCTCCAAGCTTTTCGAATAATTCGTGAAAACCTCCATATTGGAAGGAAACACCGACTTTCGTCATCTCATCTTGGATGTGGTCGAACTGTTTATTAAAAGATTGACAACATCTTAATTGATAGGATAGCAATTCGATGCCAGGTATCTCAAAACAACGCTGGTCATCAAGGTAGATTTTCTCAAAACTCAGGTACTCTTGCTTCCCTGAAACTTTCCACAATGGTCGAGCACCAATTATATGTGCTTGGTCCCAAAAGGCGTCTATCCTATGCCTACCTTTAGTTAATGATTGCAGCTTATTTCCATACTCATGCTGCATTCCAAACCCACTTGAGGTTTGGAGATTGAACTCGACTTGTTCCAGGTCGAGAACATTTGATGTAACACCATGAATTCTCAGCATATCAATGAGTTCTTGCTGGGCCCATTGAAGGCTTTCTTGCGGTATATCGTGGCTAATTGGTTTGTGGTCAAACATCATGAATTGTTTCTTCATTGCATCCCAGCTTTCGCCAACGTATCCGTGAGTCAAGGTGACTGGAATTTTTTCCAGATTTGGGTCATATTGTGTATACAATGGATCAACTATTGTTCGATCCAAGGTGGTTGGGGTTACTCGGTTTCGGAATTCTTTGAGAAAACCAACGTGTTCCAAATATTGGAGTTCTCGTGGGTAGATTTGGTATCCGCATGGTGGGTCTTGAACCACACTGGATTCCCATCCTCCCCATAAAAATGGGATCTCG